TGCTAAACGATAATCTTCACGAGGCTTATCTCAACCTCCAAGTGCATAAATACATTTGGGACCCGAACGCTAGGAGGATTTGAATATGGTAGTAGATGTTGAATCACTGTTGGAGTATCACTTTGGAGAGATCCTCAGTCTCTTGGGCTACGGTCCTGATGAGAATCCTCATACAGCTGATACTCCGCGACGAGCAGCCCGAGCATGGCAGGAGCTGACACAAGGTGAAGGTTTCAACTTTACAGTCTTCGACAACACAGACATCGACCAAATGGTTGTCTGTCAGGACATCCCCTTCTTTAGTCTCTGTGCACATCACGTGCTTCCCTTTTATGGTAAAGCCCATCTCGCTTATATTCCGGAAGGGAAGATACTTGGCCTCTCCAAACTTGCCCGCACAGTGGATCATTTCGCTCGAGGTCTCACGGTCCAAGAAGAGTTGACAAAAGACATAATGGACTTCATCGAAGAGAACGTAGAACCGAAGGGAGCAGCAGTTGTTCTCCAGGCTCATCACCTATGTATGGCGATGCGTGGTATCGAACGTCCGGGTCACCTTACAACGACATCGGCCATGAATGGGGTGTTCCTAGACCCACAGAAGGAAGCACGTGCCGAGTTCTTCAACATCATTAATGGGAGGGGAAATGGCCACTGATATCATCGATCACCCGCAACACTACAACGAGCACCCATCAGGTATTGAGTGCATCGAGATCGTACAGCACTTCGAGTTCAACGTCGGGTGCGCCATCAAACACCTGTGGCGAGCCGGTCTCAAGGACGGCATGAGCTACAAGAAGGACCTCGAGAAGGCCCGGAAGTACATCGAGTTCGAGTTGAAGCGTTTCGAAGAGTTCGACTTGGGGGTGGAGTAGTGGAACTAGCTGTCATTGCACCGAAGAAGCATCTGCTTCGGTACTGTAGAACTGGGTACCATCTTGTTCTGGCACATCTCATGGACGATTCAGACTACGTCAAGTTCTATCGTGAGTCAGCTACAGGCTACATTATCCTAGACAACTCGGTGATGGAGCTCGGAGAAGCTGTCAACGTCGACTTCCTGGAGAAGGCTGTTATGCAGTTCAGACCCAACGAACTGGTATTGCCCGACGTTCCCCACGATGCCGACGCGACGTTTCGTAATGCTCAGATGCACGCTCCGTACTTCAAAGACAAGTGGCCGAACATGAAGTTGATGGTCGTGCCCCAAGGAAAGGATCTAGCCTGCTGGATGAAGGATTTCTACAGGTACCTTCAGATTCCGGAGGTGGACACTATTGGCATCCCTAAGCATAGGAAAGAACTCCGTCTTGCAATCCTCGGTGCTATATCAAATGACAGACCCCGTCAGTGGAACTACCATCTACTCGGGACTTGGGGAAACCCTGTTGATGAACTTGTTACAGCAACTGGACTTTATCCCTGGCTCAGAGGTGTCGACAGCAAAATTCCCGTTAGGCTCGGACGCATGGGAATTGCGCTTCACCCAGAGAGAGGTTTGCTCACGGGAGATAGATACTCACTTCCTGGACTTGATCTCGATTCCGAAGACGATCCCTTTCCCATCATAACGGTGCACAATATTGAAGTCATGAGGAGGTGGACAGATGGTGCAGCTACTACCTCTGCTGCCGAAGGCTCCCTTGGCAAACTGCTCCGACTGCCCTCTGCAGGATGAGGGCTTCGCACCGGGACAGGGACCGGATAAGGCGGCGATTGTCATTGTCGGCGAAGCTCCAGGTGCCCAGGAGACTCGTTCAGGAACGCCTTTCTCGGGCCCAAGCGGGCAGCTCCTCAACCGAGTCCTGGAGTCACAGGGAATCGATAGGAACGATGTATATGTCACAAACACGGTACTCTGTAGACCACCAGGGAACGCTAACCCACCGAAAGACGCGATACGGGCCTGTCGTGCTCGACTGGTTTCAGAAATCAGAGCCCGGAAACCGAACAAGGTACTCACACTTGGCAATATCGCATCGCAGACCCTCCTCAATACCAGAACCGGTATCACTACTCTTCGAACTGATCCTGGAACAGAATCCAAAGAGCTGGGTGCTACGATTGTCCCAACATTCCATCCTGCAGCAGCACTCAGGACTCCTGATTACTTACCGTCGATCGTCAAAGACATCGGCAAACTCGTTCGGATTCAAGTGGGTTGGGAGCACACCAAGTTCGGAGTGATCGATGACTTCTACATGGCTAAGGAGCAACTAGCGTACGAAGTCGTCCATGCCAAAGAGAACCTGGTTACCTGTGACATCGAAGTTGACGTCGAGGACATGAAGCGTATCGATCCCAAGCATCCCAACTTCCTGTGTCTGTCGATCAGCGATCAACCAGGTCGAGCTATGGTATACACAGCAACGGTGTGCAACGACCCAAGGTTCCAGTTCATCTTCAACGAAGCCTTCAAGACCGAGCTCAGCTGGGGATGGCAGAACGGAAAATTCGACATTATGTACTTGTGGGGCTTGGGTATTGAAGAGGCCCGGGTTGACGAAGACACTATGTTGATGCATTATGCTACAGACGAACGGAAGGGTACTCATGCCCTCGAGACACTAGCGGTTGAGATACTCGGGGCCCCAAAGTACAAGACAGATGCAAGACAGTATCTTCCGTTCAAGGGAGCTAGTTTCCGCTATATTCCACCAAACGTTCTATATCAGTACAATGCAGGTGATACCGACATCACCCATCGTTTGATGGGTCCACTTCGAAAGGAAATGGAGTCAGATGGCACAGCCCGAGCTTACACTGAGCTTCTCATCCCCGGAGCAAATGCCTTGGCTAGAGCTGAGTACACAGGAGTCAAGGTCGACCGAGACAGACTTAGTCTCGTTGGCGGACGCCTTACGGCCCGTACTGACCAAACTGAAGCTGCTCTGCAACGATGGGTCGACAATCCACGTTCACCTATTCAGGTCAAGCGAGCCCTCTCACAGCTTGGACGAGACGTTGGATCCACAGACAAAAATGTCCTAGCGGAGTTGTCTGAAGGAAAGGACGAAGTAAGTGAGTTCGCAACAACCTTACTCTCCTACCGTAAGGATGCAAAGCTCCTCTCCACTTACGTCAAAGGAATGGGGAAGAGCATTGTCCGAGGTCGAATCCATCCTACGTTTTTGCTCCACGGTACAGAAACCGGGAGACTCTCGTGTCGCAGACCAAACCTTCAGAACATCCCTAGTGGACCTGTCATCCGAGACATATTTATTTCCGGAAGAGATAACTATCTCCTGTCAGCTGACTATAGCCAGATCGAATTTCGCCTCATAGCCGAGTTCTCCAAAGACCCCTGGTTGATGGATCAGTTCATTCAGGGTAGAGAGTTCCATAAGGAGGTGGCGCTAAAGTTCTTTGGGCCTAACTACACTGACTTGCAGTACCTACGAGCCAAGGCTGTCAACTTTGGGTTGCTGTATGGTCGGGGTGCTGGGAGTCTTGCTGCAGAGTATGATATGCCCTTCGCACAAGCCCAGGGTATGGTGAGGGACTTCTTTATCAACATGCCACTGGTGAAGAAGTACCAATTGGATTTGGAGAGGCAGATCAAGGAAAATGGGTACCTTGAGAGTTACTTCGGAAGGAAGCGACGTTTCTGGCTTGTCACCAAAGACAACTGGCACTTCATTCAGAAGGAAGGATACAACTTCCCCCTTCAATCAACTGCATCCGACTTCACTCTCCGTTCGCTCATACGTCTGGAGCCGCTTCTTCGAGGCAGAGCCTATCCAGTTATCACTGTTCATGACTCTTTAGTGTTCGAAGTCAAAGGTCAATACCTAAAGGAGGTCGCTCACATCGTCAAGGAAGTGATGGAAGACACCGGAACAATTGTTCCAACACCGGTAGAACTCAAGGTTGGAACACGTTGGGGAGACCACAAGAACAAGCCTTGTCCTGATAAGGTTTGTCATCACTTGAAGGAGTACAGCCTTGGATGACAAGATAAAGGAAGCGGCGATTCAGGCAGCATTGCAGGAGGCGCAAAACCAACCTCAAGCCCCACAGCACGTGGGTCCTATGATTTTGGAGCAAGACTGGACCGTGGGAGTTATTCCTGCAACTAAGACAGAACCAGACGGGAAGACTACTCCTACTGGCCTTGTGCACGCTATCTGCTTCTGTGGCGTTGGACAGTTCCACTTCATCTGGAATCCTGACCTCGCAGGGCAGATCGGCGAGAACATTCAAAAGATGGCCATCCAGGCTAAGGCTCTTGAGTCTGGACTGATCGTCCCGGAGACTCCTGGTATCTTCAGGGCTGACGGGAGCTGACATGAAGTACATCATCAAGTCGGAAGCGATCCACAAACATGAGCTCACCGTCGAAGCGGACAATATCGACGAGGCCCAAGTAAGAGGTATGGAGACCATGCAACAAGGCCACATGCCCTATGAGGTAATAACTACGGTTGCGGTGACGGAGGCGCTTACTCTTGACCAGAACTAGTGCACCTATCGGCACTGAGCACAAGCAGCCTAACGGCTATGTCATGGTGAAGACTGAAGAGGGTTGGAGGTACAAACATCATATTGTAGCGGAACAGATGTTAGGTCGTCCTCTGACTTCTGATGAGAGAGTCATCTTCACGAATGGCACTAGAGATAATCCTACGCCTAAAACAATTGAAGTTGTCAAGAGTAAGTCACGTCGAACCAAGCTCCAAGAACTCCAGAAGAAAGTATCCAAGATGCAATCTGACATGGAAACCATCGCTCAGATTCTCGAGAAAGAGCTCGCGAGTGATTCCTCAGAGTAACAAGTGTCTAATAGAGTCTAAAATGGAAATGCCTAGTTCTCAATACCCTAAGCTCGGGTCGAGTATACACTGTGTCTAAATCGAGTATATATTGGAAAGTCACTCGAGGGAGGTTCGTGAGATGCCAAAGGGTAAAGGCAAGGGTAAGGGCAAAGGTACAAAGATGCCTCGTCCCCAAAAGCCTAAGTCGAAGGGGACAAAGTCTACCAAGCGGGGGTACTAATGGCTAAGCCTCACCTCGTGAAGAGGTATATGCCTTACGACAAGGACAAAGGGTACCCATACTATGAGTGTTCCGCCTGTAAAGCCGTCAACGACTTCGGAGCCAGAAAATGTCAAGGATGCAAACAAACTTTTCGTTCTGGCTTTCGACCCAGGGACGACGACAGGATGGGCGAGCTTCCTGAAGCCTAATGACCGAGACGGATACAAGTCCGGACAGATAGAGGACGGATGCATACCTGTGTGGCAGTTCTTAGACACAATGAATGCTCTTGATCCCGAGTTCATTCCTGACGTTATCGTTTGCGAGTCATTCCAGTATCGTCCTAAGTTGGACAAGGCAGTACTGTCTCCGGTGGAGGTGATAGGCGTCATCAAACTGTGGTGCCACAACAACAAGGTCAAATTGAAATTTCAAACTCCTGGACAACGCATGTGGTGGGATGATAACAAACTAAAGCGTATGCAGGTTTATAAACCTAACAAGCCTCATGCCAACGATGCTATGAGACACTTGCTTACCTATCTGAACGTCCTCCCTCCTAAGACGTGATCTTTCCAAGCTGGGTATGGTATAATAGAAGGGGAAAGAGATGAAGAAGATTGCAACGTTCGGTATTGTAGTGGCACTGCTAGCAGTATTGGCACCATCAGCATCAGCAGTGCCAATCGGTCCGAGGCAGCATCATGGTACGCAATGCTTCGTACTGATCGGAGGCGGAGGTGACTTCTTGGCCGATGGTTGTGTCACAGTCAACACTCGTGACACTGTCCCTGGTGAGATTGAGGGTCTGGCTTGGGCTGAGAATGAGCAGTTCAGCAGCGTACAAGTCAAGTTCGACTATGTTCACCTTCGTCGGAATGGAGCACTGATCGAGACCACAAACGGAACTGCGTGGCTCAACATCAGTGGTAGCACGTTCCATTCCACAGATTGGAACAACCTCAACTCGCCTGGTGATATCTTCAGGGCTATCACCCGTATGCGGGTGCGGCGGTCACCGAGTCACAACGCTGGCCCGTGGCAGATGTTCGACAGCGACAACTGGACGTGCCAGTCATACTGCTGAGGAGGTGATGCTATAACAAACCGTCCCTGTCCGAGACCCACATAGAGAGTGGGCAACACGAACAGGAGGTGCCAATGCGTAAGGCATTGACAGCGGTGCTTGTGGGGGCACTGTTACTCATCCCCACGACCCCTGTGCTGGGACACTCAGGGAGTAACGGTAGGATTCGTCCCTACATGAACGACAGATGCCGCTACGAGATGTTGGATGACCGACACTCAACGCAACATGAGGTCACCCACACGATTCTATGTGCTGAGTCAAAGTGGGCAGTACCTGGAGGGGCATCGTTCGCTATCACTATCGGACAACGGGAATCCGGTCTACGCTACGACGCCTGGAACTCGTACTCCGGGGCATGTGGTATCTTCCAGCACTTGAGCCATTATTGGCCAGGTCGTCAGAACGCGTTCGACGGACCAGTATGGAGGTTAGGTGAAAGCTGCAAAAACATGCGAGCCAATATCATCGTCACAATGAGGATGGTACACCGTCTAGGGAACTGGAGTCCCTGGTCAACAGCATAGTGAGCATAAGTAAGGACCCGGGCAACACTTCCGAGGGGAGAGAGGAGGTGGCCCGGGTCCTTACATCTTTTTACTTCAGGGATGAGCCGTCTGCGAAGAAGAAGTTCTTCACGGCCGAAAGCCCCGCAGCGATTGCTCCAACAGCTGCAGCCTTCCAGCTCATCTCACCCGTCGAAACCCACTCAGCGCCGGCCGCTACTAGAACACCAATGCCAGCGAAGATGAAGGTCCAGATAACACGGCGGGCATCGGCCCACGTGAATCCCAATTGGATCATATGTCACCTCCTTTACTTCGGGTTGTTGACCGCAAGCCTCGCAGCGTTCCAACCCTTCTTGAACCACTTGTCGCGGTCCTCAGGTGGAGGCCCAGGGTCCTTGCCCTGCTTCTTGAAGCGCTCTTCGTATAGATCCCAACCGTCCGTGTACTTCTCCAGGTTCACGTCGTCATCCTCCCCCTTGTCTGGCTTGTATCCCCCCTGATAGGTCATGTGCCAGTTCTCACTTGGCACGTCAAACTTGTAACCGAACCGTTGGCAGTTACTATGAGCCCAGGCGATGTCGCTAGACTGACTCCACGTCATATCGCCAGTAACGGCCCAGCCGTGGTTACTGGTGCCAGGATAAGCAGCGAGGTTTCCCCCGGCCTGGTAGTCGCGCCATTTCTCCCATTGTTTGTCAATCGTCCTGTAGCTGTACTTTACTCTAAGACCTGGGTGACCTGCCTCCTTCGCCGCAGCGAGTAGTGCTGACATGGCGTCAGCAGCTTCCGGATGCATGATGCCAGGACCCTGTAGGTCTGGGTCGTACTGGGTTGGGACAATCTCCTTGAGAAGAGACTTCGGGATCTTCCCGTTCTCAACCTGAGCTCGCCAGTTCTCCTTGTCGTATGCCATCTATTCCTCCCCTCCTGCCGTCAGCAATCTATGGACACCTTGTTCGATTCGTTCCAGACGTTCGTCTAGTTCACTAGAAGCTGACTCAGTCATTTTGGTATAGTATTCGCGATCTGATTCACTTGTACGAGACTGTTGATCTAACAGTTCGTGGATGACAGTTCTAAAGGCTTCATTCAACGCAGGCGGTATCTGCTCCAACATAATCAACCCC